CATCTGCCTCTCTTTGATCTGTAGGCTGCAATAAGCCCGAAGCCGCTTGCCCTGCAAGACCTCCATACTGCGCTCTAAGAGCTTCTACGTCTTCAGGAGCGCTTGTAGCAAGTCCAGCCATTCCAAGCCCCAGGCCGCGCTCTGCAAGCTGTCCTGCAGCCATTCTAACATCCGGAGTCTTTATTCCTCCATACGTACCGGACACATCCGTTACTGGCCCGCCTAAAACGCCAACCTCACCAAGACCAAGGCCTCGAGTTGCCGCACTAATTGCTTGCTGCCCTAATCCCGATATGCTTTCTGGGGGCGTTTGACTTAAAAGTCCGGGAACTTGACCGGCAAACTGACCTCTTAACAAATTAATGTCGGCAGGCTGTTGAGCTGAAGAGCCCATAAACTGCTGGCCAAGGCCAAATGCTTGCCCTGAAGCCGCCCTTGTTGGGCCCATACCAAATACCGGCTGCCCAAGAAGATTATATCCAGATCCCATTAAGCGGTTTGCAGCTATTTCTTGAGTTTGTTGTCCGGGTATTGGAGTCTGAAGCGTGCTGCCTCCACTGCTAAACATCATGTTTTGGAATGCTTGCTCTTGAGGAGATAGGCTTAATGTGTACTGACCATCTTGCCCAGCCTCAAACCCACTTCCTGTAGCGCTAGTAACGGTATAGGGCCTAAACTCAGCCTGCTCCATTTGCTCTTCGCCAAGCTCTCTTCCTAGCTGCACACTTCTTTCGCCAAGACTTCCTAAATCACTAAAAGCGGACCGCAGCATTCCAATGCCGGCGCCACCTATTAACCAGTCTGGTAATGACATTAGTAAGTACCTCCATCAATAGTTCCTGTTGACAGAGTTCCCGTGAACGTCAGTGCAGGAATAGTTACTGTGCCTGTAAACGTAGGCGAAGCAGTGTTTGCCTTCGTAGCGATAGCTGTAGAAATAGCGTCGAATTCTGTTTCAAATTCAGCGCCCTTAATGATTTTGCCGCTGTCACCGGAAGGCAGACTGTCTTTTGCGGCAAAGTCTGTGGTCTTCGTATAGTTACTCATAGTACTTTACCCATTAGTGCTAATACGTTTATTTCTTGAAGCGACAAAGATGATCCGTTTATATCCGCCTCAAGCCCAATAGTTATTACTCCGCCGCCTCCGGTCGTGTTGATTCCCCTTCGAGACGTAAGATCGCCTCCTGTAAACTCTACAGTCGTGTTGAACTCGCTTTCGTTGTAATAGCCGGTTACTTGCCCGCCTACTGTAAACTCAGCGGTTTGAAAAAACGAAGCAAAATCATAAGCCCATTTAAGAAACACAACTGTACTGTTAGCACCTACAATTGTAGGCCTAAGCTTTTTAAGAATCTTTAACTTGGAAGGGTCTCCAAAGGTTAATCCGGGGCCATAATATTTAAAGCGATACTTTTCACCGTTGTCTTCATACCCGGTATATGTACTAATACCCTCACCATTGCCAATTAACAATGTGCCATCCTCCTTGCGAGTATAAGAAGTAAAGCCGGTTCCGGGCCAACGAGTTGTTCTGTAAGAGCCGTTTTCTGTGGTGCCTCTTACATCAAAACAAAACGTAGTGTCTTGAGAGGTAAAGGTTAATAAGTAAAACCCTTCTTCTGGGCTGTATGTCGTCCTATAAAACCCCGTCTCATTTTGCAGTAGCGCAATAATATCTTTCGTAACATTCCCCGATAAGCTGCTGATTGGCATAGACTTTTCTTGTATTGTTCTGCCAAAACTCTTTAGCCCTGTATGAGAAAGGAACAAGACGTCAGTTCCCGTATGTTGAATAGTGTCTCTATCTACACAGCCAACACCTGCTACGGTGTCACTAAGAACCATAGTCGCTGGAGCTTCAGCCCCCGAATATGAAACTATGCTGTGCTTTCCAAAAATAATAAGAAGGCCGTTGTGGGCTGCCAAGGCTACAATCTCGTCGTAACCATCAGGCCATACTTTTGAGATATTAATAGACCCACTACTACCGCCCGACCAATTGTGCCCAATTAATAAATCAGACCAATAAATAGTAGACTTGTCATTAGTAAAGTCAGCAGTCCAAAGCCTTCCATACGCTGACACAACCTCATTACCGTACATAGCGCTAGTAACACCTGCGGCTCCAGAAACGCTACTTAGGGTAACTACAGATCCTCCAGCGTTATCGTAAACAAGTGGCTGATACCCTTGCTGAAAGAAATAAACCTTGCTATTAAAGTTAACCATCTTCCAGTTGTCAGCGCTTATTGTGTAACTGCCTGGGGTTTCATCGGCTAGAGTTGTAGTTCCGCTAAGTATTTTGTTATTGCCTACCGAAAATATTTTTCTATTTCCGCCGCTGTCTTCAAACTCTTTGATTGCGCGAATTTTAGCGTTGCCCAAAGCAGTTTTATTAGTAGTTAGCACGGTATAGCCTTTGCGAGATGCAATTCGCCCGCGCTTATCAATAACCGCATTATCTGCAATTTCGGCAAACGAAGGATCTTGCCCGATCGGAGAATCTTCGGTGTTTATCCCTTTAAACGCCGGGGCTACAAGATTTATGCTTTGTAATGGTTGAGCCATAAATACCTCAGGGCGTATAGAAGATTACTTCTTCTGGGTGTTTTTGAGCGTCTAATGCAATAGCGTCACCTAAATACTTATCAGCAATTGAAAAATACTCAGGAGCCGATGTTCCTCCCGTCTCTCCACGCTCTCTAGCCAGCAAGGCAATTGCTAAGTGCATAACCGGCATAGCAGGAACAGTTAGCTGGTCATCGTTAGCGGACAGATCAGCGCCACGTTTTACGCAGTTAAATCGAATTGTGTATGCCTTGTCAGGGGTAGGATAAACATCTATTTGCGTATCCCCGCTGCTATCAACACCGTTGTACGTGTAATACGTTGGCGCGCTTTTTCTTGGGTCAGATATTAAATAAGCCTCATCAAAAAACGTTGCCGTCTTGTATTCCATAAACAAGTTAGCAGTGTCGTTAATTACATTCAGGGCTTTAATTCTATTTTGGCTGCCAGTAAGCACGTAGTTAAATACGTCTTCCGTTGTGGTAATTGTCAGCGTTGTCCTGAGGGCAGACCAATCCCAAGCATCCTCTACCATGCGTTTAGCATCGTTTACAAAGTCACCTACCATTTTTGCGTAAGTGCTGCTCTGCACAGAAGCGACCTCTTCTTCTCGAAGGCGCCTCAATACATTGTTTACTAGGTTTAGATAAGTCATTATTTTTTCCTATCTACAATCATTTTAGTGAGTAATCCGCCCATCATTTGATTTGCTGATTGTGACTGTGGCAGAACCAAAGACTGAACTTGAGGAGCTTGATAATTAAGCCTGCTCATATAAGGAGTAAACATTCCTTCTCCTCCGCCTCCGCCTCCGCTTCCACCTTCCTCTGGCTCCGGCTCTCCGGTTCCTGAAGGAACGCACTCGCCAGTTTCTGGATCTCGAACAAAACCTTCAGGACAATCATCCGGCTCTGGCTCTGGGCAAGCGGTATTTGGATCTGTTGCTGTCCCATCAGGGCACTCAGAGCAAAGCGGCCAATCTAATGCGCCATTAGAGCAAGTTCTATCATCATCATCGTCGTCGTCATCCTCTAATATGACGCATGCACCTTTGAATAATGTATACCCCTTAGGACACACATTACAGTCTGGATAATTTAGGGCCTTATTATCACACTCATTAATTTCTGGAAGATCTATTACACAATCTCCACCTATAAGAGTTTGACCTTCAGGGCAATTATCGCAGTCCGGATGATTTGTAGCGCCATTAGTACACTGCTTAATTATATCGGGCTGCCCGCATATTCCTGTTACAGGATCTTTAACAAGATCTCCTTTGCATGGACCACACTCTCCTTCCTGTCCGTAAGTAGTCGAGTTTTGATCTTGGCAAGTTATAACTGGAGGCTGAGGATCTGTTTCAGAATCTGCAACGCAAGGGCCTTTTCCATTTACTCTAGAAAATCCAGATTTGCACGGACCACATTCACCCTTGTCACCAAAAGTAGTTGAATTTTTATCAGTACATTCTGGCTCTATAACAACTTCGGTTACACAAATGCCCCCCTTTATAGTCCCTGCAACGCCATTAATATTACAGTCGTCACCTTCACCCGGCTCGGGGTCAGGACTTGTCTCAGGCTCAGGCTCCGGCTCCGGTTCTGGTTCTGGTTCCGGTTCCGGCTCAGGTTCTATTGCGGTGCATCCTCCCTTCCCATCTGTTTTTCCCGGGCTTCCATTTTCTGTAGTGCAGTCTTCACCGGCCTCTGGATTTGTTACTGGCTCAGGCTCAGGCTCCGGCTCAGGCTCAGGCTCTGGTTCAGGCTCAGGTTCGGGTTCGGGCTCTGGTTCAGGCTCAGGCTCAGGCTCTGGTTCGGGGTCAGAAACGCAAGCTCCATTTAAATCATACGTGCCATTTTCTCCGGCTTCTGTCCTGCACGGCTCATTCTCTTCCCAGCCTGGCTGAGGGTCGTCACAGTCTCCAATTGTTTCGTTGTATACCTGATTTCCTGTACAATCTATTGGCGATTCAACACACTCGCCCATTTCGTTTGGTATATATCCACTCAAACATCCGCCGCAACTGCTAGGCCCAGTAGATTCACTACCTTGCTGGTGACTTCTATTTTGCTGGGCGCATTCTTCTGCCGTAGGGCCTTCGTCTAGCCATGGATCGGGCTCAGGTTCTGGCTCCGGTTCTGGTTCCGGTTCTGGTTCCGGTTCTGGCTCGGGCTCTGGCTCGGGTTCTGTTTCGGCTGTTTCTATGCACTCGCCGTCTTTATTAATTTTTCCGGGCTTATTATTATTTGTAGTGCAATCCGATCCAATAGGTGCTTTCTTTTCTGGCTCACATCTTTTTGTTTCTTCAGAGAAAAAATACCCTTCTTTGCATTCGCCGCAGCTTCCGTCTTCGTTAGGAGTCGCATTAGGATCATCGCATCGCTTTACTGTTTCTTCGTCTGCCTTGGCGCAATACTTTGCATTTTTTGGATCGTTTCTAAATTCTTCATTTTCGCAGTTGCCGGCAAATAAGAAGGGATTATCTACTTCAAGAGCGTCTTGCACTTGTTGCGCAACAACGCTTGCGATCCATCCACCTAACAAGTCGGTAAGTACATTTTCTAAATCAGCTGTACTAAATACAGCTCCAGATGTTAGATCGCCCCACGCATCTCTTACAGCATCTATTGCGCCCTCTACTTTTTCTTCAAGCCAGCCTGTAGGGTTTTCAAGAAAATCTTCAAGGCTTTCTCCGGCATCTTGTATTTTATTTTCTAAATCTCTCCAAGTAATATCAACCATTCCAGGAGGAACAGGAATGTCTAATCCGGGAATAGAAAGAATTCCTAAATTTAAACAGTTTTTCCAACCAGCGTGCTCACCATATTCATCAACTTGTCTTTCCGACCAAGTTTCACAGTCGCCAGAAAAAACGGAAGTACTTTGAATAATGCTTACAAGAACGTCTTTAACGCCTTCTAGGTCAGTAGGAATTGCACCCTTAATTGTTTCGTAGATGCTTACTGAATTATCTACATCGGCCTGAGACGCGCCGTCAGCTTTTAGGTCGTCAAGTATCTCCTGCAAAGTTTGGGTTGCAGGAGGCTCTTGATTTTCGTCTTCAAGTTGCTGGTTGTATATTAAAATAGCTTGAAAATAAGCCTGTCTTTGCTCTTGCGTAAGCCTTCTTAATACGCTTTCGTCACCGGGAGCTATAGGCTGACCAGCTCTTGTTGCTGCAGAAAGTATTGCAAAAAGCTCTCCATCCCTATCTAAGAGATCGATGCGACCCATGCCTTCAAAAATACTTGTCCATATATCTGCTATGCGGCCTTTATCATCTCTAATTCGACTCATATCACTTCTTCCAGTTAGCTAAGCCGCGCAGGCCAAATGAAGCCGCCACAGCAGCACCTAAGAAGCCTTTGTACCAATCAGGCATAGAATCCAAAGCATTAAACCCCTGCATAACTACAGGCACCATGCTGGGAAAGAACGCAAGAACGCACGGGATAGAAAACAAAATCGTAAACCATTCGTCCTTCCATGAGCTTGCTGCGTTGTTTGCATGTATGTTTTCCCAGTTGCTGTCTTGTTTAATTGCTTCTAGCTTTCTTTCATGTACTGCTTTCTTCTCTTCAGCCTTACGCTCAAGATGTTTACCAATAAGGTTAGTTAGTGGTCCAAGCAGTGTCTGCCACATTATCTAGCAAACTCTAAGATGGCTATTGCCAACGTAATCATAATGCCCATAGCAAAAAAGCCACGACTCATAAGAGACTCTAGCCGATCAAACCGCTTGCTGTGGTTATCTAGTTGAAGCTGAATCATCTCATAGCGAATAGCGCATTCTGCTTCGTGTTTATCTAACCGGGCTAAAGCCTCATCCGTGGCACTCATACAACTTCCTTACTTTTTTGCGTGGCCGATATTAACAGCCATGATGTCAATAAAACGATACAACTTAGCCATCCATGCGTCGTCCTTAGGTGTAGGTGTTACTGCTGCAATAATTGAGCAGACACTAATTACCATAGGAGCCACTGAAGCAATATCAGCCAATACCTGAATTACCACGGTACACCGTCTTCGGTTGTTGGGTTCTTCTGCTCTTCGATCTGTGCAGTTAGTGACGCCTCGATAGCGTCCTTGTCCACGTCACCGGCAAAGCACCAGCCCAACACCATCTCTTCAGTAAGGTCGTCGTAAGGCACGTAATCAGGGCTTGATGCGTCTGGTGTAAACGAGCAAGTGCCGTACGCAGAAGCAGAGTAAGTGTCGTCACCAACAGTCTCTGAGTCATTTACACGCCAGTGAGCAACGATTACTCCGCCGTCAGCTGTGTTGTGTTCGAGTGTAGATATAGTCCATGTAGCCATTAGTTAGCTCCTTCAAGTTGTGCAACTCTTGCACGTAGTGATTGAATTTCTTTTACAAGCATAGGTACTAGCTTTGAGTAGTCTACGCCCATCATGTCGTCTTCGGTTGCGCCTTCAGTTACTGCCTCTGGTGCAACAGTCTGTAGCTCCTGAGCAACCATGCCGTATTTACGATGCGATCCGTCAACCTTCCAATCGAACGAACGTACTTGAATGGCGTCGATTTCGTCAGAAGCAGAAGGTGCGTCTACGATGTTTTCTTTAAGCCGAACGTCTGAAGATTCATTGTAGGAAGTAGTAGAGCCGGCAGTGTTGATGCTTCCGACTGCCCCATTTGTATTAGAAAATTGTATTTGAGTGTGGGTTCCGGTGCCTCCTGAGTCTTTTAAAGTTAGTAACGTCTGGGTGGTAGCGTTTACGTTACCTACTGAAAGTTGGCCGTCCGCAGATGTAGTACCGACAAGAAGTTTGCCAGAAGCATTGATACGCATCGACTCAGCACCGCCCTGAACAAACTGCGTAACGTCTGCGCCAATAAAACTTATGTAAGTATTGGTGTCGTCATGCCCAATTACTTTGTCTAAGTAAGCGGCGTTTGACAGGTAAAGGTCTTTGAAGCGGTTACTAGAACCGCCAATGTCAATAGCGGCGTCTTTAGCGGCACCCGTAGAAGTTGCAGGATGTATTAAACCGTTACCTATAAGTAGGTGTGCATCTGTGCCTACTGGTGAACCGATAACCATGTAACCTGAGTTAGTGCCAATACTACCGACTTCGGTTGTATCCTTCCTTAAAGACAAGATGGTGCCGTCTGACGTCAAACGATTGAAATACGAGACTATGCTACCGTCAACCGTAAACTTCCCTGTCCCATCTGCATACATAGTCCCGCCAGCGGTTCCTACGCCAACACTAGACTGACCAACCAGCAAGTTGCCAGAGCTGTCGATGCGCATGCGTTCAGCATAGCTTCCAGAGCCATTAGTAACATCTATAGCTAAACCACCATTAAATCCTTTTATTTTGCCGCCGTTTGTTTCACTTCCATCACCTGTGATTTTTATTATTCCATCGCCGCTTGATGCGTGTACGTGTAAATCTTCATCAGGCGACGAGGTTCCTATACCGACATTGCCACTGGCATCTATTGTTGCTCTAGTAGAGCCATTAGTTCCGAATTTAATGTTGTACGCGCCGTTTCTAGCAATAACCAAGTCATTTGTAGCTGAGCCGCTTAGCAATGCCCCGTTGCTTGTAGCTATGCCAATATCGACTGAGTTTGTCCCGTTATCTAAACGTAATGCAGGATTACTAGTGCCATAAAGATGAGCTAAACGACTAGGCGACGCAGTTCCTATACCGACATTGCCAGAGCTGTCGATGCGCATGACTTCACTATCAGCCATGTCGAAAATTGTAGCTGTCTGACTGTTGAGTCTTAAGTTTCCATTTG